GATACAGACAGACGGTACTGGTCGCAACTACGCGCAGTATCGCCTGGTTTCGTAAATGCGCTGCGCGATCTGTGACGCGCCATTGTCTCCCACTCAGCCGCTGGAGAATGATCTCTGCGGCGAGTGCGGGCATGTGGTGCGGCGCACCCTAGGCCAAACAGACCCAATTGAGACATTGTTGAAAGAGGACGAATGAAACTATTTAAAATATATCAAAAAATCAACACAGGATACGACACCTTCGACAGTGCCGTGGTGGTTGCTGATAGTGCAGAAGAAGCGCAGAAGATACATCCTGATTTTCTGCCGGGGAGTTCCAGTTTTAGTGACTTTGATAGTTGGGTATCACGGCCCGGACTTGTAAAGGTAATGTATTTAGGCGAGGTCGTAGGTGAGCCAGACAGTGATATATACCCCGGTGCTGTAATTTGTGCATCGTTTAACGCAGGGTGATGAATTTGTTTGCACAATTGCTTGCTATTTTTATAGGACGTGCCATACTCATAGAACAGAAATTGAAAGGTGATAAATGATGATGTACCCTTGGGGCTACGACGAAAGCTTAACCGCTGAAGATTTTATTAAACGACTTGCACCACTGATCGACGGTCCTGTGCGTACCATGTACGAATGCGACGGCGACATGTGGCTGTCTGACTATTCCAAGCTGACTGAGGCAAACGCCCGGCTCTCTAGGGTCTTGGAAGAGATTAAGAAGAGAGAAATTAACACAACTGAAGAGGTCTAAGCATATGAAGAAATATATTATCTCTGCCATCGCAGCTGTTGGCTTAACGGCCACAGCAGCAGTCGCCACCAGTAGCCAAGATTGCGGCTACAACCCGGATGGTACCTTCAACACTGGCAATGGGCAGGTGTCTATGTACGGCTCATGGCAGGATGCCAAGGCATGTGCAAAGCAGGGTATGCTTCCTGCCGTAGTCGCCGAACGTCTGGGCAAGTATGGAACTGCCCGGCAGAAAATAGAGGCTGATGCCCTGCGGGCGCAAGATGCCACGGTGAGAAAAGAAAGGGCGGATGCTGCCAAAGCTGCCTCTGGGGGTGCATAGATGAAACGTGATGAAATCTTGGTCACGGCCGGTCAGCTGATCAACGGCGACCGTGCTAAGGACTATGGCGATGCGTACCTAAACCATATGCGTATTGCTGATTTTTGGAATAACTATCTGGATCACGATAGTAAAATTAAACCCACTGACGTGGCTGTGATGATGATGCTAGTTAAAATTGCGCGAGTGATGCAAAGCTACACGGACGATAGTTTTGTCGATATGTGTGGGTACGCTGCATTAGCAGGGGAGATGTCAGGTGCTGATACTAGACGTCCTGACTACGGTTGATGTTCTAAAAATCACAGCTGTGGCAATGTGCTTGTTTTTATTTATATACTATCTGAGGAAGGGTTAACGATGGACAGTAAGATTGAGAAAGATTATTTTGACCAGCTATACAAAGAGGGTTTGTCCCCCCGCGTCACGCAGTTTTTCTACGAGATGAGCCGCGTCAACCAGAGGAGTTTTTCATATTTTATGATAATGGCTCTTGAAGAACTGAACATGTACCTAGAGCAGCCAGTTGATTTTGGCGTTGAACTGGACGAAGACAAGGAGACACAGCACTGATGGATCAGACTGAATCCACTGCGATCAAGACGCACCAGCCGTGTACAAGCTGCGGCAGTAGTGATGCCCTTAGCCTCTACGACGATGGACATACCTACTGCTTTAGCTGTGAAGAGACACTCAGGGAGGTCACAGAGATCGAACACCTAGATAACTACCGCAAGCCACAACCTGATACCCCTTGGTCTGATCGCAGGATCAGCAAGGCGGTGTCTGATTTCTACGAAGCATCTATCAGCGATGTGTCAGTGATGTTCCCATACCACAGCCCGGACGGTATGAGAGCAGCGGAGAAGACCAGGCGATCTGGCAAGATATTTTCAACTAGTGGGGACTTTAAAAATTGTACGCTGTTTGGGACGCACACACTGAGCAAAGCGCTGGGGACTAGTTCCAGCACACTTATCGTCACAGAAGGCGAGGCAGACGCCTTGGCTGCGTTCCAGATGGCTAACTCTATCCAGCCTACTGCAACGGAGATCAGCAAACGATCCAACAGCATAGTACACGCCCTGAGCTTGAAGAGCGGACAAGCAAGTGCTGAACGAGACTTCAAGAACAACCTTGAGCTGCTGGAAACCTTCGAGCGTGTTTTCATCTGCTTCGATGCTGAACCACAGGCGCAGGAACAGGCAGAGAGATGCGCCAAGCTGCTCAAACCCGGCAAGGCGTTCATCGTTGAGCTAGAGCATAAGGACGCTTGCACGTATAGCTCTCGCAGCATGGAGCAAGAGTTCCTAGGCCATTTGAAGAATGCCAGTTGTTATACGCCCAGTGGTATCAAGAATGCCGCATCAGACTTCGATGGTCTGTGGTCCGAACAGAACCTGCGCTCTATAGATTTCCCATTCCCCGGTCTACAGCAGAAGACACTGGGTGTTAGGTCTAGGGAGATCGTCACATGGGCAGCAGGTACAGGCGTAGGAAAGTCAAGTCTGCTCAGGGAGCTTCAGCACCATTACCTTAAAGAAACGGACGTTAGCATAGGTATCATAGCCTTGGAGGAGTCCGTTGACCGTACCCGGCGAGGCATCTTGGCGGTTGAAGCAAGTGATAGACTGCACCTTAACGAAGTATTCGAGAAGTATTCAAAAGAACAGATCAAGGAATACTTCGACACTACTTTAGGCACCGGCAGGGTCTTTATCTACGACCATTTTGGCAGCCTAGAGATGGAAGACCTGATCAACCGTGTCCGGTACATGGTGGTTGGTCTGGACTGTAAGATTATTTTCATCGATCACCTGAGCATCTTGGTCAGTGGTCTGGATATCAATGACGAACGGAAGGCCATAGACCGTACCATGACCTTGCTCCGCCAGTTGACTGAGGAAACAGGTTGTGCGATACACTTGGTCACTCATCTGCGTAGGGCAAGCTCAGATCGTAGCCATGAAGAGGGCATGGAGGTCAACCTTGGACACCTTAGAGGATCACATGGTATTGCACAGATCAGCGATACCGTGGTGAGCATGGAGAGAGACACGCAGAGTGACGATCCGATAGAGTGCAACACCACTACCCTGCGCGTACTGAAGTGTCGCTACACTGGTGACACAGGGGCATGTGACAAGCTGCTGTATGACAAATCAACAGGACGTTTAACAACATTCAAGGAGAGCTTCTAGTGGCCGCGCAAAATATTACCTACACTCCTAAGACCAAGGTACGCAGACGGGGCAGAACCAGGCCTCTTAACTATCGTAAAACAACTGGCAAACGATCAGCATTTGCAGGACAGAAAAGTAAGAACAGAGGGCAAGGATGATACAAGTAGCTCTTATAGATCGCATGGGTGATGACCTGAGTGTGGTCAATGCTGCGCGGGTAAGTTTCAGCAAAGTCCACCTTAAGATGGAAACAGGCGATGAGAAGCTGATAAAATATTTGGCAGATCACAACCACTGGTCCCCCTTTGCCCATACCAGTTTGCAATTCCATATCAGGGCACCTATTTTTGTAGCTCGCCAGCTAGCCAAGCACCAAGTAGGCTTGGTTTGGAACGAAGTGAGCCGCAGGTATGTATCAGATGATCCTGATTTTTATATTCCTGAAGAATGGCGTGGATCACCGGAAGATAAGAAGCAAGGTTCCTCTGACAAGATCATAGATATTAACAAACACAACCTGATGAACGATCCCTATCAAGTGCTGCTAAAAAAATGCCTGTGGACTTACCAGCATCTGCTGGAACTTGGCGTGGCACCAGAGCAAGCACGCATGGTTCTCCCCCAGAGTGCCTATACCGAATGGTATTGGACCGGGAGCTTGTACGCATTCAGCCGTGTCTGTAAGCTGAGACAGGCGGACGATGCACAGGCAGAAACACGTCACGTTGCAGACCAGATATCGGAGCGGTGCAAAATAGATTTCCCTATCAGTTGGAAACACCTGTGCGGGTAGTAATCTTGGACATAGAAACGGACGCCATAGACGCCACAATGATCCACTGTGTGGTCACTTTGGAAGACAAGGATATGCGCGTCTGGACCAGCCCCGTAGGCTTGTCTAGCTACCTAGAAGACGCTACCGTGGTTGCACATAATGGCCTAGGCTTTGACTATCCGGTGTTGGCTAAGCTTTGGGGCATACACCTGAAGTTTGATCAGATGGTGGACACCCTTGTTCTCTCCATGCTGGACAAACCTGATCGCGAAAAGGGACACAGCCTGAAGTCTTGGGGCATACGCCTTGGAGAACCTAAGCAAGACTTTGAAGATGACTTCAGCCGGTACACTCCCAAGATGCTGGAGTACTGCAAGCAGGACGTTGTGGTATGCAGTAAGGTACACCGCGTTCTGTCTGATCAGATGGTAGATTTTAGTGAGCAATCTGTAAGAGACGAACACCGTATGCGTATAGTGGCAGATCGTGTTAGCAAAAATGGTTTCAAGCTTAACCTAGCTAAGGCCATAGAGCTGTACAACGGTATACAGATTGAGCAAGACAGTATCAGTACACGTTGCATAGAGATGTTCCCACCTATCGTAGAAGAACGTCATTCTTTGAAGACGGGAAAGCGCCTGAAGGATAAGGTGACAGAGTTTAATCCTGCCAGTAGGCAACAGATAGCAAACAGGCTGATAGAACTAGGGTGGAAACCTACTGCTAGAACGCCCAGTGGCAAGCCAAAGGTAGACGAGAAGACATTGAAAGTCTGCAAGCTACCAGTGGCGCAGACATTAGCTAGATACTTTCTGCTTCAGAAGCGTTCCGCATTGATCAAGGCGTGGATCAAGGCTTGTTCTGAACAGGGTAGGGTACATTGTAGGTATCGGACGTTAGGTGCTGTGACAAACCGCATGAGCTGCGTAAGTCCTAACTTGCAACAGGTTCCTGCGGTGCGCTCAGAGTACGGTACAGAGTGCAGGTCACTGTGGGAAGCTGGACAAGGCAAGGTGCTGCTAGACACCGACGCTGCGGGTCTTGAGCTACGTGTCTTGGCTCACTATATGAACGACCCTAAATTTACACAGGAGGTACTGGAAGGTGACGTACACACAGCTAATCAACAGATGGCTGGTCTGGAAAATAGAGCGCAAGCTAAGACGTTCATCTACGCGCTTCTCTATGGAGCGGGAGACGCAAAGATCGGGAGTGTCGTTAACGGATCGGCCAAGGACGGGGCGGAACTTCGTCAAAGGTTTATGGCGAATATGCCAGCGTATAAGCGGTTGTCTGAAGCGGTGATGCGTAAGGGCCAGAGCCAAGGTAAGCTACTGGCACTGGACGGCAGGGTTCTTAGAGTACGCTCAGCCCATGCATCACTGAACACATTGATCCAAGGTAGCTCTGCGGTGCTGATGAAGAAGTGGTTCATGTACGTAGACTACCACCTGAGAAGGAGAAAATTAGATGCCAAGATCGTAGCAATGGTGCATGACGAATTAGTTTTAGAAACATCAGATAAAGATGTTGATTCAGCTAAGGACTGTGTTATACTATCTATACGTCAAGTTAACAAAGCGTACAATTTAAGCTGTGAACTAGACTGCGATGTTCAAACTGGAAACAACTGGAGCGAGATACACTAATGGCTAACTCATTTACATACCTTGAAGGCACAATGTTTTTCCCTTTCATCTTCGACAAGATGGACAAGTTCGACCGCTACAGTGTGGCGCTTGGTCTTGAAGGTGACCAGGTTAAGAACGCCAAGAACATTGGCCTTACTGTTAAGCAGGACGACGGTAAGATGGACGGCATGGCTTATGTCCAGCTTAAGAGTAACTATAAGCCCCAGCTGTTCGACGCAGAGGGCAACGACTATGGCGGTCCTACCATGCTCAGCAGCGGCAGTAAGGCTGTGGTAAAGGTCAGCCAGCGCCCCTATAACAACAGCTTTGGTACTGGTATTACCACCTTTATGAACGCTGTGAAGATTACTGACCCGGTGGAGTTTGTCCCAGAGAACAAGGACAAGGGCTTTGATGATAAACCAAAGGCTGGAGCAGTGGACGATCTTAACGACGACGTTCCGTTCTAAGTGGGAGCGCCCAAGTACGGGCACTGGGGCACTAGTCTGGTAGGCAGATTCAATCCGGGAGATCATTTTGGATTTGTCTACCAGATTACCCACAAAGAGTCCGGCAAGAGTTATATAGGTTGCAAGCACCTGTATAGATATAAGAAGACAAAGAGAACAACGGAGAGTAATTGGAAATACTACTGTTCAAGTTCTAAATATCTTGAACCGGACATAAAGAAGTTTGGAAAGAGAGCTTTCAGTTTTGTTATACTTTTACTATGTAAAAACAAACGTGACCTGTACTACAATGAGATGAAGGTACAGGTTGATCTGGATGTTCTTGGGAGTGATGATTATTACAATAAGAACATTGGTGGTAAGAGGTTCTTCAGGCCAGTTGAGAGCTACAAATGCACAAGTGGTATTAGCCATCATAAATACATAGGCCCGTTTACCATAACTTACGACAACGGTGTTGAGCATAGGATTGAGAATATGTCTGTAAGAGAGTTTGCTGAGCGTCATGGTTACAATCACGCAAACTTGAGTGGTGTCAAAAACGGAAAACGCTCTTATCATAAAAACATAGTGAAGGTGGAATATGACAAAGACGATTGATACACTGGTAGACGACATCTACGACTTGGTGTCTAACGGTAAGAAGAAGCCAGACCAAGGGCTACTGTTTGAGCTAGGTGCCACTGTGATGGACTCCATGCGTAAACAGTTATGGGTCAGCCAAGCCGCGCCTAACCCCAAGCTGCGTATGTCTAACATTGGCAAGCCATGCAGCAGGGCATTGTGGTACGACATCAACGGCGATGACCAAGCTGAGAGCTTTACGCCACAGACCAAGCTCAAGTTCATTGTAGGTGACATTGTTGAAGCACTGTTGATCTACTTGGCTAAGGAAGCTGGGCATTCTGTGACTGAGATGCAAGCTGAGATTGAGATAGACGACATCAAGGGACACATCGATTGTTTCATAGATGGCGAGCTTGTAGATGTTAAGTCTGCCAGTGCATTCAGCATGAAGAAGTTCAAGAATGGTACGCTGCCTGATGACGATGCCTTTGGTTATATCAGCCAGATCAGCGGCTATGCCAACGCCTTCGGCAAGAAGAGCGGTACGTTCTTGGCCTTTGACAAGTCTGGCGGAGAGCTAGCAACCTATACGCATCACGAAATTGAGGATACCAGTGCCAAGATTGCCAGCATCAAGCACGATGTTGCCCTGCCAGAGCCGCCTAAGAAACATTTTGATACGGTACTAGACAAGCAGTCTGGTCGTGCCAAGCTTGGTATCAATTGCTCATACTGTTCTCATAAGCAGACATGTTGGGGAGACGAACTGGAGACTAAGTTCCGCTCAGGTCGCCCGGTGTTCCTTGTTGGCAAGGAGAAAGTTAAACAGGAGGCACAAAGTGAACACGCTTTCTGAGGAGCAGCTTCTGGATATTAGTCAAGCGTACAGCTGTGAAGAGATTGTAGATTTACTGGACATAGACTCGCTGAAGCTGTTAGACTTATTGAGAGAAGAGTTAGCTGAGAACATTCATAAATTTAACTTAAGGCCGGTAGACTGCAATGACTTTTAAATCCAACGAGAACCCAATGTTCCGCTCCAAGTTTAGCGAGGATATATTCAAGCACAAGTATGCCCATGAAGGGTGCATGACTTGGCATGACTTAGCTAAGACTTTGGTAGACGATGTATGCGGTGACTTGCTCACAAAGGAAGAAGTAGATACTCTTACAGAGATGGTACGAGAACTTAAGTTTATCCCCGGTGGTCGTTATCTGTATTACGCTGGTCGTCCCAACAAGTTCTTCAACAACTGCTACCTGTTGAAAGCAGAAGAGGACAGTCGTGAAGATTGGGCTAACCTTAGTTGGAAGTCCGAGTCTTGTCTGATGACGGGTGGTGGCATAGGTATTGATTATTCTATCTACCGTCCCGAAGGTTCTGGTCTTAGTAAAACAGGGGGATTGTCCAGTGGTCCTATCCCTAAGATGCAGATGATCAACGAAATTGGCCGCAGGGTTATGCAGGGTGGTTCTAGGCGTTCTGCTATCTACGCCAGCTTGAACTGGAAACACCGTGACATTGGTGCGTTCTTGTCGAGTAAGAACTGGTACGACATGGACGTTGGTCAGACAGGTTTCAACATAGGTCAGATTAAAGAGCAGGACTTTAACTACAATGCTCCCCTAGATATGACCAACGTTAGTGTCAATTATGACACTGAGTGGTTGCTCAATTACTGGAAGACAGGGGAAGTAGGACATACGTTTATGACCAATGTCAAACAGGCATTGAAAACAGCAGAGCCTGGTTTTAGCTTTAACTTCTTTGATAAAGAGGATGAGACACTCCGAAACGCTTGCACCGAAGTGACCAGCGCTGACGATAGCGACGTGTGCAACCTTGGTTCTATCAACATGGGACGCATCACTAGCCTTAAGGAGTTCTCTGAGGTGGTAGAGCTAGCCACCAAGTTCCTGATCTGTGGTACGATGAAAGCTAAGCTGCCTTATGATAAGGTGTATGAGACGCGAGAGAAGAACCGTAGGCTTGGTCTAGGTCTGATGGGTATGCACGAATGGCTTATCAAGAAGGGTCAGAAGTATGAAGTCAGCGATGAGCTGCACCAGTGGCTCTCAGTGTACAAAGGTGTCAGTGATAAGGTCAGTAGAGAAACTGCTGATCATTTCGGCATCACTCGCCCTGTTGCTAACCGGGCTATCGCTCCTACTGGCAGCATTGGTATCCTTGCTGGTACTTCTACTGGTGTTGAGCCTATCTTCGCTGTGTCGTACAAGCGTAGGTACCTTAAAGGCGGTAGCAAGTGGCACTACCAGTACGTGGTAGACAGTGCGGCGCAGGAGATCATTGACCTCTATGGTACCAATCCAGAGAACATTGAATCTGCCTTAGACTTAGCTAGTGATTATAAACGCAGGATGAAGTTCCAAGCTGATGTACAAGACTACGTGGATATGTCTATCAGCAGCACGATCAATCTACCAGAGTGGGGAAGCAAGCTTAACAATGAAGACACTGTTGAGGACTTTGCTAATACTCTTGCTAGTTATGCCCACAGGCTGCGAGGTTTCACCGTGTACCCTGACGGATGCAGAGGAGGACAACCTCTTAGCAGTGTGCCTTATAGTGAGGCTGTAGACAAGCTGGGTGAGGAGTTTGAGGAAGGACTAGAGACACATGACATCTGTGACATCACGGGTCATGGTGGAAGCTGTGGGGTTTAAAGATGTACGGTAGTGTATTTAGGTCTGGCGAGGAGACAGGCACGGATGACTTTACCCCAGAGTTCTGTCAAGCTATAATTAAACTAGCAGATAACTTGACTGAACAAGAAGCCTTGGTCAATCACGGCAAGAAGATAGAACAAATTAGGAACAACTCTATGTTTGGCATAGACGATCCTAATTTCATGCAGACTGTCTTGTACAGTGTCTTGGCCGCAAACTTGCAGCAAGGTTGGAACTTTGATATCCAAGGTGTACAACCGCTCCAGCTTAGCAAGTACACAGTGGGGGAGAAGTACTCTTGGCACATGGACTATGACCACAAGGAACAAGCTAGAAAGCTAACGTTCAACGTTGTGCTCAACGACGACTACGAAGGGGGGGACTTCCAGTTCAGCTGGGGTTCTCCCAGTGCTCCGTACAGGAAGAGAGTGATTAAGGAAGAGGCCATGAAGACTGCCGGTAGGATCGTTGTCTTTCCCAGCTACTACTACCACAGGGTAACACCAGTGACCAAAGGTGTACGCTATAGCCTAACAGGATGGGCGTATGGTCCTGCGTTTAAATAGCAGTGTCGTGACCAAATTCAACGTGTTCACAAAACGCTGCCCAGCTTTTAAACTGTCCTACTTTCCGCCGCTCTTCCATAACTGATCTGACAGTTTCTATACTAGGGCATTCGCTTACTTCTGCAACATTGTTATCGAACGATCCGTCGTTGTTCCATAACAAAATTATCAGCATAAATTTAAATGTTACTGTCATAGCTACTCCATCTGTATTGTTGGTTTTGCCCACCCACTCGTTGCAAATTCAGTAGTCCTCTTGTACATATTCTTACACTGACAATCCCCGCAGTCACATTGAGGACAAGGTTCTGACACATGTTCAGATGTTAGCGTTGCTTCCGCACAGTGGCACTCCCTGTTGCATGTACAGTCTACGCAGAAGTTATCTGTGGGATTATTTTGCATTCTTCACCATTGAAGCACCAAAGTACAGACCGACAATTGCACTGAGCAAATGTGTGTCTAGTGGTGTGATTACCAAGCCTTTAAGTGACTGCCATTTTATAAGTTCCTTGCCTTCTGTGAAGAACAAGAAACCAGGGTTCCATTCTGTGTAGCCTATTGTAACAGGTATCTCAGGCCAGAACACTGCTATCACCTTGGGCCACACTATGATAGCACCTACGGCAGACAAAGCAATTACCCTGCGCGTAACTTGGAAGCCCTTGTTCTCGTACCTGCGGGCCAAGTCTGTGGCCTTCGACTGTGCAGACAAGCCCTCTATGGCCCTGCTGAATGCATCCTGCTTGGCCTTCTGGCCTTGACTGAACAGTGTTAGCACGCCACTGAGCAAGCCTGAGCCTAGCATTGTGATTAATTCAAAGGGTATACCCATCAGTCTGCCTTTCTGGTGTCTGACACAGGTGGATGTTTGCCATTGTGCATGGAATAAAGTCGGTCACAAGATTTTTCTAACTGTTTGACATTAGTCAAAAGCTCTGCTAGCTGCATCTGATCTCTTCGTAGGTTCTCAGGACTTGCCATCTTTGCCAAGATATCTATCCTCTGCTGCTGTGTCTCAGTTAACGTAGCCAGCCTGTCTTCACGACTGTCCATTTTACGCATCCGTTGTTCCATGTCTTGTAGCTTTTCTACAAGCTGTCTGATCTGCATCTTAGCCACAGCACTGGCTCCTGCTACGCTGAACAAGATACCGGCAATTGTGACAACAAGGCGTATGTCTATGCCGCCTTCCATCTAAAATCTTCTAGCCGCTCTACGCCTACGTTTAAGCACATCCTGTCTTGTTGATCTGACTAGATAAGCTTTGGGTTTAATTATCTGAGCAGTGAAAGCGTCTATTGCCTTAAAGGGATCGGATGATTTGAAGGCTTCCATGACTAGTTTATTTTTTTTGATCTTGTCAGACATAAATCTAATTTGATTTTCTGCAGAATCTTGTAGTTTGCTATTTTCTAAAAACTTATTGTACCTTGCTCCAACTGTGTCTAAGTATGGCTTAAAGCCCCTTGCCTTCTCTGCTTCAGTAGGATTAAGTCTTGAATATATTTTTTCTACTCCTTTGGGCGTGGTCACGTACCTTCTGTAGTGGGGTCTTTCCATTTGGAACAAACCGTATCCGGGACCACCACTCAGCTGTTCCTGATCGAACCTCATATCTTCGCCAGCCTCTGAAAATATAGTTCCCAACATAGCTGCTCGCGCACCCGGATACTGAGATGCTGGAAAATTACTATTTATATATGAGCTAAGCTGAGAAACTATATTGTCCGGTAGTTCTTCAGACACATTAAGAAGCCCACCGGGTTTTCTTTGGGGTTTTGGTATGGGTTTTCTTTGGGGTTTTGGTATGCCCATTATATCATAAGCCGCAACGTCAGGGTCACTAGACATATTTTCGGGTATACCTATGAGACGCTGCACGTAATCTAGTAAACCTACCATATCAAAATTTCCCCGTGTATCCGATGCTTGCTGTAATATTCCTGAGCATGTCGCTGACCCCGGCAGTGTGGTTAACAGGAGCGTTGATACCAGCAGACAAACCACCTTGTGCATAGTTAACTCCAACGTTGCCACCCTGTGGTCCATAGTTACCAACACCAGTGAACCCGCCGCCCATAGGCACCTGTGCGTTGACGTTATAGCCCAGCAAGCCCTGCTGCCCTAGGGTGGCCTCTGCGCTGCCCTGTACGTAGGGAGAGACGACGCTAAGGTCCAACCTTGGTGTCAATGTAGGATTAGTAAGGCTAGGGCTACCGCTCATGGTGACGCCAGTAGGGAGCATTTCGTTGAACTGCTGCCGCATAGGGTCTATGTACTGCTCCTTGGCAGCGTCGATAAGCTGCTTGGTATAGTCTACTGTCTCAGGGGCTAGGTAGTTAGCCGCAGCACCAACAGCGCCAGCCCCTGCCTCTTCCATAGATGGCAGACGATCCATTGCGTAGTTAAGAGGCTCAGACGCGCCGCTTTCAGCAGCCGCCTGTTCTAACTGATCAAATATATTAGCCATTATGCAACACTCCTAGCCAATGAAGCTCCTTGTTCAAGACCTCCTGTACCTACACCTTCAATACTACCAGCCTGTCCTAGCATCTGGGCTATCTGCTGGATAGCGGCAATGCCTGTGTCTGTAGGTATTGCACCCATGCTCTGCTGTTGAGGCGCAGCAGGAGCCACGTCTTCCATCTTCTTAGGAGCCACTACTGGTAGTTCGCCCTCCATTGGGTAAACCTGGTCAGCTTCGTTTAAGTAGGAAGACACAGACGCTGCAAACAATCCGTTCCTACCTGCCATAACACCGTTAGATGCTTTTTGTGCAACACCTAAAGCTTTATTAGCTACACCGGATTGGCTTTTTAACACCGCACTAGGCGACACGCCGTTTTCTAATTGTTTGTTCAACGCTTTCCACACAGGGGTACCGGGTGCAAACTGCTTTGATCCAAAAATAAAACTTAAAGGTTTCATAGCACCAGATAAATCCAGACGCATAATTTTACGTAGAAGACTTACTGGTTGCTCAGCTACGGACAATGCACCAGCATTTGCATCAATGTTAAGCGCTCCTCGGATATTAAGGGCAAGATCGTCCATACCTTGATATACTTCTTTTCCAAATAACTCTGTCATATTTGCCACTCCGTTAGGAGCGCTTCTAGCAGTTATCCAATCGTCCGCCCAACCTTTAAAAGCGGCGTTTTTCTGAGCTGCTGTTCCTTCAGCCATTGCGTTAATGACTCTTCCCCAGTTTTCACTAAACATCAAGTCTCTGTAAAAAGCTCCGTTACGTTTGTCTAGAGCGTCCAAGGCCCGTAGATTAACAACTGCATCGTCAAGATTGCTCTTGCTAAGATTTGAACCATATTTTGATGTCTTAGTTATAAAGTCCGCTGCTTCTCTAAAGCTCATAACCAAGCCAAGTTGTTGACTAGCTTTTAAAGCACTTTTTGGAGTGCCTGTAGAGATTTGCCTGAGTAGTTGTTTATAGTCCGTCATCAGTTCCTGCTGGAACAACTGCTTCATTGCCTTTTGCGCTTTGGGACCACCCACCTTTTTAACCATTGTACTTTCAAGGGTGTTTATTTTCTTAAGCGCTTTAGTAGCCGCCACCGCACCCTCTGCTGGTGACATGTTGTTAAAAGCAGCCAAGACATCTTGCTTATTCTCCCTTACAAAATTGACACCCATCGCTCCTAAAAGTTGTTCCCGTGTCTCTAGACCGACAGAACCACCTATCGCGTTGGGACCAAAGGCTTGATCCATCTTGTCCAATAATGTAGCAAACTCTGCGCCTTCTTTACCATTGATAAACTGAGTAAGATACGCTTGTGAATCATCGGTGGGCCTTTTAGCAATTTGTTCAAACAGCCCGTTTTTGCCTCTATAGATATTGGCAAACTTAGAGTACTGTTTGTTAACCGTTGCCAACTTAGATTTGAAACGCTTATCAATGCCCGGTAATTTTCCTATTTGGTTTTGGGCAGCTTTAGAAATTTCTAGGTTTTTACGAGCGGCTGCAAGATTAGCTTTTTTGTCATAAGCACGTCTACGAATTGCCATATCGTAGTTAAGCAAGTCTTGTGGGGAAATGTCTGCACCAGAATACAGGTTATATTGTTCTCCTTGTGAAGTAGCTTGAGTTTTACGGTTTTTCTGAGCGGCTGTTAAGAAAACCGGGGATACTTTTCCGTTATCCTGTACTTTAATTCGAGAAGTCACGCGGCTATCAAACGAATTTACAACATCGTCTACACCTATTCCAGAATCGTCAGCTATTTTTTGTACAAACTTAGCTAGCTCACCGTTAGTAAGAGTTCTTCCACCTATGTTCTTAAACTGTCCGTAGAACTCATCACCTGCAAAAGCTTTCATGCTCTGCCGGTACTGGCCCAGCATTCTCTGCTCCGCCAAGTCTTTAAAACCACGCATAGTACCCGCTGCTTTATCAATCTTGCCTATAGGAGAATTGTTAAAATTAGACAGTTCTTTTACAATCTTACGACCAAATTCTTGCTCACTTTTGCTCAACATTGTTTTAAGTTTATATAGAGTGGTAAGCTCCTTGTCACCAAGGCGTGCAGACTCCAAAGCAATACTTCGGTACTTTGTCATAAACTTCAGAGTACGTTCGGCAAACGCATCGCCAAGTTGTTTTGCACCAACGCCTTCAATCTTGGTCAATATGTTACCAGCTACTAGACCCTGTTCTCCGACAAGTGTACGCAAGCTAAGAAGCATTGCGTCATCTTCTCCAACTTGTTTTGTAACTCGGTTCTTGGCGTCTATCATTTCTTGTAGCTGTAGCGGGCGAGTTCCTTGAGCGCCTGGTGGTAAATCTTTGGAAGCAGCCTTAATACGGTTTCCTACACCACCTACGGCAGCAAACGGCGCTCCCAGAACTATACTACCTAGACCAACCACCAGCCCTTCTGTTCCAGCGTCTTGCAGGACTTCACCAAGTGATTCACGTTGAGTGCCACGTAGTTTCTGTACGCCCTCCAGACCAACATTAGCAGCCGCATCGCCAAAACCAGCACGGGCTGACCTAGCAACTAAACCACGCCCACTGATAGCAGATAATAGACCACGCGCAGCGGTGGCACCGACTACGCCTGTACCGGGTACGGGAATAAGCTCAGCAGCTAAGGCACCCGCACCTACTACAACCTCTGGAATAATGTCTACCAGATCGTAAATATCCGTTCCAATAGGATCGAGCAAAACCTTTCTACCATCTGTTGATTCTTGTCCTACTGCCTTCATACCTTCTGGAGTAGCATAAAGCTCACCAAAATGGCTTACACCCCAATTATCTTTACCAAAAGTTCCATCAAACTCGGCTTTGATTTCGTCTGGATTACCATTAGCCAAGGCAGCGCCAAACCTAGCAGAGAAATCTCTTACACCAGTTTCAACATCGTACTCCCGCTCTACGTCATAAGACATTCCAGACAATGCGGCAACATCGGGGAATGCTTTAAGCACAAGATTGGTTTGTTCAGCTTCTGTTAGCCCCTCTGGAAGGTTAACTTTACGCCCATCTATTAGAGTTTTAATAGGCATGATTACTCCTCCTTAAATACAGATTTAGGCGATTCTATAATTTTTCTAATATCGGTATTTGGAAACTGTGCTGCTATAATCTGCCTTTTTGTTCTTATGGTTTTTTCAAGCGTTCCTGTCAAATTACGTAACTGATTTCTTAGCTGAGTATTTGTATTAAAAATACCAGGATCGCTGACTAACTTCTCTAGTATTTTAAGCTCCTGCCTGTTCATTTCTCTGCCAAATATTTTTGATGCAGAGAGGTCAGCTTTGATCCTAGCTACTCGGTTTTCATAATCTTTAATAGCACTTACACCGGGATCAATACCGAAAGCTGCTAAAAGATTACTAACTCCTTGGAGGCCCTGTGGTCCTGCTCCGGTTAATTTACTTTGCAAAGATAATTCTAAAGCTTTTTGTAGATTATCTAAAGCTCCCTGTCCTTTGGTAATATCTAAAAGCAAATCTGTTTGTGTTTTATCAAACTTAGGAGCGCCGGGAGCATTATTAATCCCAGCTATTGCAAACTTGTCCGCCCTTATTTGTTCTGCCGCTGCAAGTTTGTCCTCCCTTGCTTGTTCCACCGCTGCACCAGCCAGCTCAGCTTGTCTCAATCCTGCACCAGCCATGCCAAAACTGGTCAAGGCGTTGACACCGGGAGTCAACATCTCTGGCCTCTGGAAAGTTTTAAACAGTTGGTCTAACATTCCTTTGTAATTTATGTCTCCTAACAGACCAGAAAGAAGATTACCTTGGTTTCTATCTTGTGCTACGCCTTCCCCGCTTATAAGTCCGAGTTTAAGCGCTGCGTCAGGAGAGGGAGTGGGAATAGGTGCGTCCATCGGGGGGGCGTCTACTCCTGCATAGACCTCTGTACCCGGCCTTCCCGGTATAGCGCCGTATACTCCGGGTTCTATGGCAATATTCCTAATGCTCGATACACTTTGTGGTCCCTCTCCGCTCCCAGCTTGCATTGCACCAGCAACGGGGAGAAGGCCCGCTGCTCTCTTGGCCGCATTGGCAAGAGTAGGCTGTGCAAGTCTCTTGGCAGCTACCTGCGCTGCAAGATCGTGTGCTATGAGCTTACGAACAGGGTTAGTCTTGTTTGCAGTAGATAACACACCAAGAAGGTTTCGGCCCTCTTTAATCGACCGTACTGCCGCACTTGCTCCGAACCTAGCTGGGCCTAAGATAGTACTCAGCAGTCCTATTCCCCCTTCGTCTGTAAGCCGCTGCTGACTTACCCGGTTAGCAAGCCGTTCTTGGCCATCACTAAGCCGTTGAGCAGTTGTTCTATAATCTTCAGCCATATTAATATACCTTAAATTAAACTTCTAATACTGCGACCACGAATTTGAGTGCTCAGTAATGTGTTTACCAGCTTACCAATTTGTGTATTATATGCCCTAGAATCCTGCAAGTACGATGGTGCTGCATAGGGATACTGTTCCGGCATTCCCATCCGTCTTGTCGGGCCTAAGCCGGGTAGTCCTACATTGGGCATACCACTAGCTCCAATTGCTCCCGGTGCTTTTGCACTACCAATCTCTCCGGCGGCTTCCAGAGCTTTATCAACGTCGAAACTTTTCTTGCTAGATTTAGCAATTCCTAAGTCACCAAACACAGAATAATCTTCATCATCAGCTGACTTAAATGCTTTTTTATCAGCATCATGCATCGATGAGGGGTCTATTTCGGTACCCTCTGAGTCAAAGTATTTTATATTACCCTTTTCGTCCATCTGAGCGGTAAGGTTTGAAAGGCTACCATCAGTTTTGGTATCTATATTACTAGACTCTCCGTCAAAAAGATCACCTACACCGTCACTAACAGAATCAAAAGCGTCTTCAATGCTGGTACCTATGTAGTTTAATGTCTCACCCATCTTAATCTCCTATGCCAGCATAGTTGACCATCAGGTAACCATGTTTGCCCTTAGTGACAGAACCAGGTTTGATCTTCTGTAGCTCTTGGGCAA